ATGCCGGTCAGCAGCTCTTTGGCCTGTTCAAAGTCGCCGATGATGGTTTCCCAGGTCTGGGTCCAGCCGCTTTGTGCCGCTTCCTTCAGCGTGTCCAAAAGCTGGCTGAAGGTTTTTACCTTGGTGGCGGCGTCAGTCGCGTCCTTGGCCAAACGGACAATTTCCTCGGCATCCTCTTTGGTATAACCTTGGCCTATCAGATCCAATTTGCGGTTCTCCATGGCTTTCGCGATACCTTCAGCCATGTTTTCAGCAGTGTAGCCCATGTCCTTGGCCATTTGCTCAAAGTCCCAGGAAAACTGCTCCAGCGTCGCGGTTAAAATATCGGCGGAAAGCCACCCGGAGGAAAGGCTGTCGCGGAAGCTGACCTGCCCCGCTTTCAGCTTGGCAAACATGCTCTGCGCTTCCTCACCGGCAATGCCTTCCGCCTCTGCCGTCCGCATCAGCGCTTTCTGAAACAGCTCGCCGCCCATTCCTGCGTTCACAACGGAGTTCCAGTCCATCAGCTTCACCGTACCGGTGGAAATCGCCTGCGAAAGCTGGTACATGCCCCGGCTGGCCTGCTCGCTGGTGGAGCCGGATACGGCTGCCAGGTTGGCGATACCCTGAATGGAGTCTACGGCAGTTTCCAGCTCAACGCCTGCCGCCGTAAACGTGCCGATGTTCTTGGTCATCTCCGTAAAATTATAAATCGTTTTATCGGCGTAATAATTCAGCTCGTCCAGCTTGTCGTTCACCAGCTCCAGACGGGCCCCGTCGTCCAGCCCCTTCTTGGTCAGCTCGTCCCGGGTGTTGGATAGAATCGTCTGGATGGCGTTAATCTGGGTTTCGTACTCGCTGAAGCCCGTAGCGACGGGCTTGATCGTCAGTTCGTCCACAAACCCCTTTACCTTCGCCCCGGCATTCAGCACTGCGTCGGTAATCCGCCGGAACACCTGGTCGCAGACGGTGCCGATGAAGGAAAACTTTTTGCTTACAGCTTCCGCAGCTTCCGTCAGGGCGCTCAGGTTTACACTCTTGGCCGCCTTGTCCAATTCCGAAAAGCTCTTTGCCGATTGCTCCAGATCAAGGCTCTTTTTCAGCTTGTCCAGCGAATCTACGCTGGTCTGCACATGCTTTTCAAATTCCCGGTTGTCGAATTGCATCTCTACAATTCTTCTGTCAATGCTGCTCATCGGCTCGTTACCTCCTTCCATGCATCGTTTGCAATCGTGTCAAAAATCGGCCGGATGGCCGGATTGATGTAATCGATTCCCTTTACGTATCCGCCGGTGCCTGTTCCGTGTCCGTATTGCAGAATCAGGGCAATGTTTACGCCGTTATGCACATGGTCGTTGCACCAGTAGATGGAATAGCCGTTTCGGCTTCTCGCAATTTCATACCGCCAGGCTCCGGCGGTCGTGCCCGTCTGATTGGGGGTGGCGGCGGCAAGGGCGTTCACTCCGGCTTCCCCGTATTTCTCCAGGATGTCCAGATAGGTTTGCGCCTTCGCATTCTTCAAAAAACGTTCCGTATGCTTAAAGCTCCCGCTGTGCTTGAAGCGGATCATGCACCCTGCCGCCTCCTCTCTTAGCCGGTCGTGTGCAGCGCGCTTCTCCGCTTGGCGTTCAGCAGCCGGTTGCGCTCTGCCAAGTCCCGCTTGCTGCTCTTTTTGGGCGGGGTGTTCTTGATGTTGCAAACCCGCACCAGCGTAATCAGCCGGTTCAGGTGCCAGCGCTGGCATTCAAAGGGAATGTTCAGCGCTACCATCCAGTAGTAAATAATTTCGGCGGTAATAATATCCCGGTTAAATTTCCGGTTTTCCCGCTCGTTAAAGGTCGTTGCCGTCATGGGGTTCTCTATATAGGCGTTAATCGCTCTGAAGTTTTCGTCTGTCAAAAACTGGTAAACGGCAGGGTTCACATTCTGGGTCACCGTCATGCAGCGGACGTAATCTCGGCACTCCTCCACGGTTTTTTCATCCTTGCCCAAAAAGGGCTTCTGCCATTTTGATTCCCACTTGGAAAGCGAGAGGAGCGAATGCTCAAGCTGCAATGTCGTCTCTTTTGTCGAGCGGAATTCGCCGGTTTTTTCTCCGTCGCGGGAATGGTCACCTGCAGCATTCGCTCCCCTCCTTTCTGTATTTACAGCTTCGCGGCCGCCTCAATAGCGCCTGCGTCCATATGGGCGGACGGAATAACCGCCGCAATAAATTCCGCAAAGCGCTTGGGGTCCTGCAATAGCTCCATAAACAATTCGGAATAGGCTTCGGTCTGGGTAAAGGCCAGCGCCAGCTCCGGGCTCTTGATGAATTTTTTGCCGTCCAGCGATTTTTCACCGTAGGATGCCATGATGATTTTCTTGAACATTTCCATGATGCGCGCGGTATCCTGGGTGTTCACCATCTGCTCAATCAGCTTGGTCATGCCGCCGGTATAGCCGAATTCCAGCTCCATCACTTCGGCCCGGGAAAGGTTGAAGTAAAAATCCTCGGTTCTTTCGTTGTTGTCGTAGTCCGTATAGGTAATGGTCTTTTTCAGCATTTTTTTCTCCTTTCATTCGTCAGAAAAAAGGAGCGTCCCCGCCAACGCTCCCCAAAAATATTCATCCCGCCGCTCGATGCGGCCCTTCGCATGGGTTGCGGAATACCGTTTGGCTGCTTATGCAGCAATCTTCATCAGCTCCGCCACTTCATCGGGAAGCGGCAGCTTGGCGTCGGCAGTCTCGGAGCCGTACAGCACAGCCTCCAGCGCGGCCATTTTATCCGCGGTGTGGTCCAGGCTGCTGATGGTCAGGCAGGCGGTAGGCTTAAAGCCGGTTACAGGCACGGGGGTCGCTTCCATGTCCCAGCTCATGGTAACCGCGTCCGGGCTGTCGTTGATGCTGTCGTGGCTCTGCTCGCTGGGGGACGCGGTCAGGCCGTAAGCCAGGTGCAGCTTGTATCCGGCTTCCTGGCCCTTGGCGGCGCTGCCGATTTCCGTGCGGTAGCACAGGCCGAAGGTCTCCCGCTTCTGCTGCCCGGCATAAACGCCGGGAACAATCGCCTTAGCGCCGTCGCACTCGGCAAACAGATCGGGGTAAGTGTACGCCTCCACACTGCAGCCGTAGGTCTCGGCGGCGCGCAGCGCGGCGTACTCCATGTTGTCGGCATAAAATTTGTTGTTGTCCGCACCGGAAGGCTGCTCGCTGACGTTGATCAGACCATTCCAGGCCTCCGCCCGGTTGTAGGCGCCGCTATCGTCCTGGCGATACACCACGCCCTTGGATACGCCAAGCTCGTACAGGCGGTCGTCCATCGCATCCCAGGAAATTTTGTTCTTACCAGCCATTTTCATGTTCCTCCTTCGAAATACGTCAAGGGGTTAGTAAATTGTGAATACGTCATGGTGAAGGTTGTCGTTCACAAAATGCCGCTCGTGGCGGCACATCGGCAGCTGCGCTATTTTTCCGGCAATGGCGCTTTCCGGGTCCCGGTCAATCACCGTCAGGCTGTAGCGGTAATGCACGGCATAAGGGCTGTTGTTGGCATGCGTAGCTCCCATGTTTTCCAGCTCGTATAAAATGCATGGGTACCGCAGCTTCAGGTTTTCCGGCGGCTGAAAGTAAACATTGTCCGTCAAGGAGCGCAGTGTCTGGTCAAGGCTCAGCCGCCTGTCCATTGTATACTCCTCCGATCGTCAGGATCAGCCGCGGGCTTGATACCTCCACGTTCGTCACCTTCCAAAGCGTTCCCAGCCAGCGCACGTACCGTATGCTGAAAAAATGCTCCTGCGCATAGGGGTCTGATACGATGCTCAGTTTGTTGTTCAGCACAACGTTGTCGTTAATGCTTTGCCCCGGCTCAAGCTTCCGGATATTGGGAAGAACGTCCCCGTAGTGGTCGCGCTCCGTGAATGTTTCTTCCCAAATACCCGGCCTTGTTTCCGTTGTTTCGGCAAAGCCTACCTGTCCGTAAAACTTTGCCATTTTGACTCCTGTCAGCCGGAAACGGTAACGTCCTCTTCCAGCGCGATGGCGGAATAGGGACGGGTCAGCGCGCCGGAGCAGCGGGTCTCCAGCAGGCTGACTTCCTGGTTGAAGTTCAGGTCAAAGTCGGTGAAGTGGGTAATCTCGCCGCCCTTGGTAGCGCCAAGGTTGTAGTCGGCAAAGTTCACCATCAGGCCCAGCAGCTTCATGGTGTGCTGCACATCCTGCGTGCCGCTGCCGCTGGAAGCCGGTTCCTTCTTGGTCACCGTCCGGGTCTGGCCCTCAAACTGTTCAGCGGTAATAATCTCGTTCACGTTCAGCGCAGCCTTCAGCTCGTTCACGTTGTCGTAAATGCGGCGGCCGTTCAGGTCGCGGGCCAGCAGCATCACGTTCACCAGATGAGGCGTGCAGATGAAGTCGGGGTTGCCGGAACCCTTGTACTTTTCCCGGGCGTACAGCAGGCTCTGGATCACAGCCTCGGCGTAAACGTAGTTCTCGCCGAAGTTGGCGGCAGCGTTGGTGCCGTTCATTTCGGTGCGCATGGCGTCCACGTCCACCTCGGTGTGAATGCAGTACACATCACTGTCCTTCCAGATGGGGCGGATCTTGGTAGCGTCAATCGCGCCGTCGCCGCTGCGGCCGTCGCCGATCGCAATCTGGCGCGCCAGCTCCTCGTTCAGGTTCATCCGGTCCATGTTGTACATGTACTGAACCACGTCAAAGTCGGTAATATCCACAATGTCGTCGCGGTCGATCCGGGAGCGGATGTATACGGTCACGGGGTCGGTAGTACGGCTCAGCATCTCGATGGTGCCGGCATCCGTCTTCTGGGCGCCCTTGGTGTAGCCCTTCGCCCGGCGGGTGGTAATGTCCCGCACATCCGCCTGACGGGTACGGATACGGCTGATGGGGCTCTTGTGCACCCGCGCCAGCACTTTGCCAATCCAGCCCTGGTCGCTGGTCAGCATTTCGGGCGCGCCGGGCTTTACGTCCTTGTACTCGGGAAACAGCTGGGAAATGTTGGTGATGTTGCTCGCCGCCGCGTGGGTCAGCTCGCTCTTGTTTTCGTCGATGTAGGCCTCCATGGCCGCCTTCATGGAACCGCCGCCGTAGCTCTTTGCCATATCCAGAATGGCAACGCCGTCAGCATGGGTCAGAAAAGAATCCTGGTTTTCGGTGCCCTTGTCAAACACATTGTGCTTCATTTCGGTTTCCTCCTCGTTATCCTCGTTATCGTTGTTTTCGTCGCTCTCGTCGTCAGCCTGCTCGTCATGCGCCTTAATGGCTTCCTCCAGCATCGCCATTACCACAACCTGCTGCTTGTCCGTCAGCGTGTTGAAGATGTCGCGGGCGGTTTCCCCGGCTGCGTCTTTCTTCGGTTCCGCTTTTTCTTCCGGCTCGTTCTCGCCTTCTTCGTCCGCATGGCATACTTCAATCAGCTCGCCGGTAAAGAGAACGCCCTGTTCGCGATCCTCAACCACCGTTCCGTCCTCGTTGTGGGCGATAACGGAGTCGATAAACGCGCCGGGGTTCGCTCCCGCCAGCACCAGGCTCACCTCGCGGATGATGCCGTGCAGCACATTGCCGCCCTTTTCCACAAGCCGGTTCGCGTGGATCGAAAGCTGGTTGATGTCGCCATGCTCCACCAGCTCCTTAGCGGTCTGTCCGCTTTCGCTGTTGTTAAAGTAGCATTCGGCGCGCACGCCTTGCTCCTCGTTATGCAGGATGGCTTTTCCCAGCACGTTGTTCGGGTCGTTGTGACAATGGTTCCACACCAGCGGTACCTGCTTGCCGTCGCAGTCCTTAAAGGCGTCCCTCATAATCACGCGGCCGTCTGAGCAGCGCATGTTGGCTCGCGTTGCCCAACCGGTGAAATCAGGTTTCATCCCCATTTTGATCTGTCTCCTTTTCTGCTTGATGACTGCTGTCTTCCGCAGTCGTTTCGTTCGTGTCCTCTGCCGATGCGCTCAGGTTTTTGTTGCGCAGAACATCGGCATTCGGGTCGCTGCTGGGCTGCATACCGATGACCTGCCGAATCTCGTTGGAGGTCATAATCTCATTCCGTGTAAATTTGTCGGCAATTTCGGCAATGTCGTTCACCGGCACCAGCTTGAACGGATCACGGAAGAAGGTCACGGTCTGCCGCTGAGTCCGGGCGGTTTTGCTCAGAAACTTGCGTTTCATTTCATCGGTAATGGCTGATAGAATCGGCTCGATTGTTCGGTTGTAATAATTCAGCATCGTTTTATCGTCTGCCGATCCGTCCAGAATGGTCTGGGTCAGCCCCAGCTGACTGTAGAGCATGTTGGTCAGGTACTCAATCTGTGCCATCAGGTTGTTTTCCACGGGCCGGTTCAGCTGCGTAATCCGTTCCGTGCCGTCCGTGTAGGCAATGCCGTATTTCCCTTCGGCCAGCTGTGTTTCAATGTCCCGCCGCCGTGCTTCTGCCTGCTGCCGCCGCGCTTCGGTTTTGATGATGTAGGGAAGCTGAATAATCAAATCCAGCTTGCCACTGCTCGTCTTTTCATCCACCACGTCCAGCAGGCTGAGCTTTCGAATCAGCCGCTGCATCGTGGAGTTCGGCTCGTTAATCACCGCATAAAGCGGATTTTCGATAATCGCGACATTGGCTTTCGGCAGAAGAAGCTCTTCCTGTCTTCCGGATGCGTCGTTATACAGCTGCACCCGCACGTGTGCCGGATACCAGTCCAGAATCTTGCCGGTCCGCATCGTCAGAATTTTGATGCTCCCGCCCTCCGACGGGTCAGTATCCGTATCAATGTCAACCGGAACAACAGCTACGCAGCCTTCATCCAGCATGCTCAGTATCACGTCCTGAAGAAATGCCCGCCCGGTCTGGTCAAGGTTCGCCTCAAGCGTCAGGCAGTTGTTCAGCCCGGAACGCATCGCTTCCAGAAAGCGCCCGTTTTGATCCAGCCGCACATGCCGCACATTCATGGCGGCGGCATCCATGGCAATTCGGTTGTAAACGGAGGACACGATGGATCGTTCATTCCCTCTTGTAAAACGCATCCGGTCCGGACGGCATCCGCTGTACCCCGGGCCGACCGTGGCGTAAACGGTAGGATCCTTGTTTCTGAAAATATTCCAGACATGTTTGATTTTGTCCAAAAACGGCATGTCGGTTTCCCCCTATGTTCTGAAATCGGAAAAATATACAAAAAAAAAAGCCGAGCCTGTTAAGACTCGGTCGGTTTGGGAAAAGAACCGTCAGATCGGTTCAAGCTGGTCTTCCGTGCATGTAAAAATAGGGTATCTCAGGTTCCAGGCGTCCGGATCGTCGGAAGGCCCTTCCTGATCGCTTTCCACCAGGTAAACCTTCGTTCCGTCTGAGGTTGTTTGTACG